GTAATGGAGGAGTCGTCACCACAGATATTTCAAACGTAGCCGTTTTGGTTGACGGAGTTTCTGTAGTACCTACTTCAGTTGACGGCACCAGTGGTGCTATTGAGCTTTCTTTTTCTCCTCTTGTAGGGTCTACTATTTCTGTCAGCTATTCCCATAATACTTTCAGAGATTCTTTTGATTACGTCCCTTCTCGTGATGTTGTTTCACTTGATCTTGTTTCCCTAGTTCCTAATGGAGGTGGTGCTTCTTCTAACTTCTTAGAGGGTGCAGATTGGGTTCTCAGAGATGATAAAATCTATTGGGGTACACAAGCACTTGCTTCAGCAGGTGAGGGTCAACTAGGAAATACGTCTTTCGGATCTAGTCAGGTTAACCCTGTACTCAGAGATGAAAGAGCATTCTTAATGGAGTGTTCTTCTGTCGTTGATACTTCAGTTATCCCATCTCGCACCTCTACTATTTCTTTCAAGTTGCCTCATCTTGCAACAGATGGTTCTGGTAGTGGTCTTGCTACTTCTAACCCGAACCTTATTTCTGCAAGAGTTGGTGTTAGTTTAGCTGACGCTTTAGATAAGCAACCTGCAAAAGTAGTAAGAGTCAATCCTGCGGATTCCACTATTGTATTGGACACTCCTGTTCCTGTAGGTCAGAAAGTTTTCGCTACTTTCTACTACAACAACATCCAAGATGAGATGAAGATCAATGGAGAAGGGTACACTCTTTCTGTTTCTTCTGTTGGTGGAAGCAATCAAGGGACTTACACTATTTCCAATAGTGGTAAAAAACTATTCGTTCCTTCTTTCACTGGAAAAGGTACTGACCTTACAACTACTTTCCTTTCTTTCCCTTCAGGGTCAGAAGCTATTTCTGATGCAAGAATTGAAAGTGGAAAGCCAGTAGAAGAGACCGTTACAGTTCAGATTGAGAGCTTTGAACCTACTCCTGCTATTTTCACCACACATGGCTCTGCTCCATATAGTATTGTAGATGCTCAGTCGGACACTATTTCTTTGGATCTTGGTACTAGTGCAGATAAATCTAAAACTGTAGACTTAAGTAATCCAACAGGACTAACTAATAAAGGCTTCTTTACTACTTTGGTGAGTGAAGCTCTCCCTTACACAGCGTCTTCAGATAATGCACATCTTGGAGAGCTTTCAGGTTCTCTTGAGTTAAATATTGATGGTGTAGAAATAGCTTCTGCTTTCTTAGCTGTAGCAGATGCGAAAGCTTCAGATATTGCTACAGTATTGAATGCTTCTTCAGCATCAACATCTGCGAAATATCACTGTATGTCTCCTATTGGGAACTTAACTGTGGTTGCAGGCTCTTATGACGAGTTGACTCTTAATTATCAAGGGGACACTGTTCAAGAAAGTCTCACTATCACAATCCCTGTTAAAGCAGGAGATGGTTTGTATACTCCAGATGAGCTTGCAACAGCCATTGAAGGGGAGATTACTTTTGTAGGACCGGCTGTTGGAGCAACCGTTGAGTGTGCTGTTGAAAACGGTCGTCTTGTCTTCACTCTAACTACCGTAGCTGGTGGTGATGTTGCTTATGGATACATCGAGTTTGTAGCCAACGCAGTCGCCACAAAAGACTTTGCTTCTATTGCAGGTATTGATACTGATGTTGCGGTAAGTGGTACTCAGACTAAGTGGGGTATTCTCCCTATCGCTGAAGCTATTTCTACTGCATTAGACTCAGATGGTACTAATACAAAGAAAGATCGTTTAGTGCTAAGAAATAGAACTCTCATTGGAGATAACTATTTCCCACCTGTTGATCTTGGTGTTGTAGTTGTCGGTGGAGACATTCTTCCTAAACTTGGTTTGTCTCTTGGTTCTGTAAAGGCAGAGAGACAAGCTGTGGTTGAGTCTGCTTCTGTTTCACTCCGACCAAGTTGGGCTGGACTTCAAGTAGATACCGATGTTGCAGTTAAGTTCTATAATGGAGATGGGGATTTCCCTGCAAACAATGTTCTAAGACTTAATGTGTCAGGCGTATCTCAAGAAATAACTTTTGTGGGTTCTGCGGGTGGAACTCTTACTAGCATTAACGGTGATGTTTTCACTGCTCTAAATGTCAATGGTTTAGCGAATGTGTCAGTTCTGAGAGAGGGCATCAATCTTCGTATTGTAGATACTCTTGAAACTGTAGACTCTTTCATTGAAGTTCTCGATGGCAGTGCGAATGCTCTGTTTGGTCTTTCTGAGGGTGAGACCTCCACTTCTCGTTTTGTATCTGCTAGTGCAGTTTCGTCTGCTCTCAACAACAACTATGGTGATGCAACCGCAGTTGCTTGGGCGATGCTTGATGGTGTTGAAGCGGATATGTTCCGAAAACATGGTATCTCTTACACTACAAGCACCGAATCAGGTTCAGAGTTTGTCACATTCGAGTGTTTGACAGCAGGTGTTTCTTCTGTGATTGACTTTACAGGCACTGGAAATGCTGTTTCTACTGTTGGAAATGGTTTGAAGATTACTACAGCAGACGGTGCTGTCGGAGAAGCCGCTATTCAAGGCTTCTTTGTCAAATCTTCTGTCTCTAATGGTTCAGGTTCTGCCAATACATCTACTCTTAATGATGGTGTAGGTGTAGACGGTGTGATTGGTCAGACTTATGTAGACAGTGTGACAGGTTTCACTTTCACACTTCTTCCTAGAGATGGAGATCAACCATACCCTTCAGGTGCTAACGCAACTATGACGTTTAATGTCTCTAAGACTATGACAGCAAATGCAAATGTGCCTGCAAATGTAGTTCCCGGAGTTCAACTGTTCGTTAGTAATACTCTTGGTACTGCTGTTGGAGATACTGCGATTGTTGAGACTTTTAATAAGGGTGGTGAAGAACCTTCTGTAGGTACACTTTACTATATGAACCTTGTCCGTAAGAAATCAGTATTTGGAACAAGTGTATTTACACGTCTTTCTGATGTTGTATCTGCGTTTGGTGATGTTGGTGCAGAGAATCCTCTTTCTTTGGGAGCTTATCTTGCATTCTTAAACGGAGCAAATGCAGTAGCTCTTCATCAAGTTCCTCTTGAAGATGGTGCGACAAGCTTAACTTCTCTACAGGTTGCAAATGCACTGGTTGATGTCGAAGGCGATATTGTCCAAAATCAGATACAAGCTAACATCATTGTTCCTCTTGTACCTGCGGATGAGATTCTTCTTTCTGAAATCTCAAAGCATTGCGATGTACAGTCTAGTCTCAGATTTAGATCAGAGCGTACTGCGATTCTAGGTATGAGTGCTGGGACTACACCTGAGCAAGCAAGCCACCTTGCTTCTGTAACAAGAAATGCAAGAGTTCGTTTGGTTTACCCTGACATTTTGAGTTTAACTTTCACGAACACTCAGGGTGTTTCTCAGAGTTTGATCGTGGATGGTCGCTATTTGGCAGTTGCAGTAGCTTGTGCTACTACTTCTTCAACTATAGACTCTGCAACTCCTTGGACTAATCGTCTTGTGGTTGGTTTTGACTCACTGTTGCGAACTCTCGATGCTGTGGATGCAAATCTAGTAGCGAACTCCGGGGTGAGTGTTTTAGTTCCGTCAGGAAATAATCTGAAGATCCGACATGGTTTGACCACTGATATTTCTTCAGTGCTGAGAAAAACTCCAACTGTAGTACAGATTGCAGATGATGTTCAGCTACGAGCAAGAACTTTGCTAGAGAGTTATATTGGTCAGAAATACCTTTCATCTGTCTTAGGTCAGATTGAGGGTAGGGTGAATATGCTCTTTAAGGATCTTGTGAAAGAGCAGATTATTGATTCTTACACAGGTCTTTCTGTGGTAAGAGATCCTGAAGATCCAACAGGTCTTCTTGTAGAGGTTTACTACAAGCCTGTATTCCCACTACTCTACATCCAGTTTACGTTTAATATCCGTAGCTCGATCTGATTATTTCAGAGTAAACTCGGATCGGGTTGTAGGGGAGTAATGGAAGCCTACCTCAATGGAGTCCCCACCTTGGACTTCATTGCCTTGCTCATCTCTCTTTTGATTGAAGATAGCCTTCTTACCACTATTTCCAAAAGTAGATATTTCTTCTATTTCGTCAGCCCAAGCGAAAAGGTACTTACTACCCTCAAATGGTTCTCCTTTAAAGTCGGTACGAAGACCATAAGCGTATACAGGTATTTCTAGTTGAGAGACGATGTTTGAAAGTTGAAGTACTTGATTTCTGGTTAAGAATTGTGCCTCGTCTACAAATAAGATGAGGTCTTTCTTTCCCTCTACTAGTTTTTGGATTGTTTTCTCTAAGAGGTTGTCCTCTTTTGATATAGACACCGCTTTCTTTGTAAATCCTATTCTTGAAGACACTTGGTTTTGCCCATCCCTGTCCGAAGCTATTTCAGGGACATAAATAGTATGAGCGATGTGTTGTTCTGTGCAAGTGTATGATCTCATTAGTAAGTTTGCAGTTTTTCCTGCATTTACTGTTGAGTAAATGAAAGTTAGCATGGTGCGACTCCAAGGGGGATTAAGATTCTTTTAATCTTTTCAATGTGTAGCTTTATTTTACGACTATCTAACCCACGACAACGAGATATGTGGGAGACATTATGTCCAAGCAATAAATCATTAAAAATATCCAGCAGATTTCCTGTGAGATGCTTTCTTATATCGTCTATGAGTATTTTTGTATCATAGTCTTCAGATTT